GGATGAGAGGAAGAGGGAGGACCCCCCTTGCATTCCGAGAATCTCTCTCCATTGTGCATAAGTCGCCATTTCAAACCGAAGCGAACTAGATGGAAACCGAACTAGACCGAACATTGCTGGAACCGTTTGATACGACCTATCTTGGTCAAATGCTCCCCCGAATACACACGCCTATTCTGGATTTACCATCTAGGGGCGATGAAGTAATTGATTTAGCAAATAAAATTGGGATGCCGCTTATGCCATGGCAAGCGCATGTAATTTCTGAGGCAACTAAGTACCATCCAGACACAATGAAGCCCGCTCACAAAACAAACGCGCTATTAATCTCACGGCAATCTGGTAAAACCCATTTATTACGAATGAGGATACTTGCCGGCTTATTCTTGTGGGATGAGAAGTTAATTATTGCCACTGCTCAAAATCGCGACATTGCACTAGAAACATTTAGGCTAGTTGCCAACACAATTGAGGATCATCCATTTTTAAAGGATCAAATGCGATCAATTAGAGTTGCGAACGGTCAAGAAGAAATAACAACTAAAACTGGATGCCGTTACAAGATCATAGCCCCGAATTCCGGCGCTAGAGGACTCAGTGCCGACCTTGTGGTAATTGATGAGGCAAGAGAGTTGATGAATACAGATGCTTACTCAGCCATGGTTTATACGACACAGGCAAGACCACGATCACAAATCTTCATGGCAAGTTCTGCAGGGGATGCTTTTAGCGTTGTTCTTAATAGAATTAAAGAACAGGCACAAAAAGCGATTAGCGCACCTGACTCAGATAAAACAATCGGATGGTGGGAGTATTCTGCCCCGTATGGTTGCGCATTTGATGATGTGGAAGCGTTAAGGCAATCAGTACCAGCATTGGGCTACACGATTGATATGGATACGATCCAAGCGCGATTAAAAGACCCAGAACCGATGATTCGCACGGAACTTCTCACTCAATGGATTGAGACGCTTAAAAATCCTTTCCCCGAGAATTCTTGGAGTGATTCATTAGTAGAAGGTTTAGAATTACCAGTTGGCAAGCCAACATGGTTAGCAGTCGATGTTTCACCCGATAGACGACATTGTTCGCTTATGGGCGCTCAACAAATGGACAATGATCGAATTGGTGTCGGTTTGATTCAAACATGGGAATCGACTACATCTGTAGATGATTTTAGGATTGCAGCCGATGTTTCTACTTGGGCTCGTAAATACTCAGCACAAGTTGTTGGTTTTGACAGATATACGGCTTCTGGCATTGCAGCGCGTTTAGCGAGTGCAGGAATACCCGTGCAGGATATGTCAGGCTCAATTTTCTATCAAGCATGTGATGAATTGCTAAGTGCGATGTCATCGGGCAGATTAGCGCACTCAGGGCAAGAGGAATTGACTAAACACATCTACAGTTGCGCTCGAAAGGAAGGAGCCGATGGCGGATGGCGAATTATACGAAAAGACTCAAGCGGCTATGTTTCAGCAGCCGTTGCACTTGCAATGGTAATTCACTTCGCATCTAAGCCAAATCAAGTAGCGGGCATCTTTTCCGTTTGACAATGCGTTAATGTGTGATATGCGCTATCATTTGAATCTATGGGAATTCTAAATAGTTTTCGCACTGTAACAGCCGCAACCAATACATTTCCAGCAATGGCAGATGTTATTATGGAAGCGCAAAACTCTCCAGTCGTTTATAGCACTGGATATGCTTATTACGATCCAATTGGTTATGTAAGTGCCACACGAGATCAGGCAATGAGTTTGAGTGCCGTTGCTAGATGTCGCAACATTATTGCTGGAACTCTTGCCAGTATCCCATTAGAAATGTATAACTCTAAAGGCGAGGAAATGCCACGCCCAAGATGGTTAAAACAACCTGATCCTAATTCAACACGCGGCTCAACTCTTGCATGGACAATTGATGATTTAATTTTTCACGGGCAAGCCTTTTGGCAAATTATCGAGGTTTACAAAGAGGATGGTCGCCCATCCGCGTTTCGATTTATTCCTTTTAGTCGCGTCACTCAAAATTACAATTTCAATTCAACTTTGGTGGTTGGTTACTCAGTTGATGGTGTTACTGTACCCACCAGTGGATTAAATTCTCTTGTTACTTTTCAAGCCCTTGATGAAGGGGTTTTGAAAAGAGGGGCGACCACAATTAAAACTGCGCAATCGTTGGAACAAGCGGCTAGGCGTTCGGCTGAGGAACCAATCCCATCTGGAACTTTACGCAATACCGGAATGGATTTACCAGAAGAACAAGTTTTAAGTTTATTATCAAAATGGAAAACTGCTAGAAGTACACGCGCAACTGCTTATCTTACAAGCAATCTTGAGTTCAAGGCAGAACAATTTGATAACTCTCAACAGCAATTAGTTGAATCTAGAAAAGCAATGCAAACTATGTTGGCTCAAATGATGAATGTTCCACCATATTTAATTGGTGCTGAATCAGGTTCATCAATGACATATAACAATGCCGAAGGTGAAAAGCGTTTTCTAGTAGATTTCTCATTGCGTAATTACATAACTCCGATTGAACAAAGATTATCCGGCGATGATATTTGTGCCATGGGATCTTACATCCGTTTCGATTTAGACGACTTCCTAAGAGGCAATCCTGCCGAACGCGCGGCGTTCTACAGAGATGTTGTTCCGCTAGGAATTCTTACAGTAAACGAAGCCCGTGAGTTAGAGGATCTTGCCCCATCAAATTCACCTATTGCAACACCTACAGGAGCAACTACAAATGGAGATTAATTTTTCTGCAACTGAAATTAATTTAACTGCTAATACTGCTAAGCGTGAGATCTCGGGCTTAATTGTCCCATTCAACAGCCGTGGTTATACAAGTGCCGGTGAAGTCGTATTTGAAAAAGGAGCATTTGGCGAGATTACTGCAAGCAAAATTAAATTGTTGCGCGATCATCGTATCGATCAACCTGTTGGGCGCATGATTTCAGTTAACGAAACACCAATGGGATTAGAAGCCACATTTAAGTTGGGATCATCTACACGCGCTCAAGATACATTGCTAGAAGCATCCGAAGGACTAAAAGACGGATTAAGCATTGGCGCGAAGTTAGATCAATGGAGTGAGAAGGATGGCGTGATCTATGTATCAGCCGCTACTATAAAAGAGGTTTCCGTAGTCACTGAACCCGCATTTTCAGAGGCTAGGATTGCTCTGGTTGCGTCCGCAACAGAGCCAGAACAAGAAAAGGAAATACTAATGGCCGAAACAAATCCAGTAGCCGAAACGGAAGTTTCGGTTGAAGCCGCGGAAGTAAAGGCAGCAGCCGTAACTCCTGCAATTCAGGTATTTACTGCTCCACGCGTTAACACAAATGTAACTGCCGGACAGTACGCAATGGCACAAATCAAAGCAACTCAAGGCGATTCAGATGCACGCGATTTAGTCGCAGCATTACAGATTGCAACAGTTACAGAGAACACAGGAATGGTTCCACCTAACTATCTAAAAGATGTTATCGGTGTAATTGATTCTCAAAGACCATTTATTGATTCGATTGAAAAAGCCCCACTTCCGCAGTTTGGAATGAAGGTTTTCACGCCAGTGCTCGGTGCTCAAGCCACTGTAGCCCTAACTGCAGAAGGTGCAGAGTTTTCATCTACTGACACTGCCGTTTCGTTTCAAGAAAATAGCATAGTCAAGTTCGCCGGCGCCGGTGTAATAAATGTAGAATTAATTGATCGCAGCGATCCATCATTCTTAGATCTATATTTAAGAGAACTTGCTGCATCTTATGCACAAAAGACTGATGCTTACGCATCTAACATTGCTGCACAAAACTCATCAGGTTCAACCGGATCAACCATTTACAAAGCAATTGCAGATGGAATTGCAGATGCTTATGGAGTTATGAAGCGCACACCAAATAATCTTTTGGTTTCAAACAGTGGCGGTTCTGGAGATATTGATTTTGCTGGACTACTTGGTGCAGTTGATACAACTGGTCGCCCAATTTTTGCGGCAGCCGCTCCACAAAATGCAAATGGATTGGTTTCACAAGGTTCAACTGTTGGTACAGTTGCAGGATTGAATCTCGTTGTTGATCCTTACTACACAGGCAACGATGCAGGTGTTAAGTACGGTTTGGTTTATCCATCCGATGCAATGCGATTCCATGAGTCAGGTACTCTCGAGATCCGCGCGAACATTGTTGCTAATGGTCGCATTGAAGTTGGTGTTTATGGTTATGTATGTGTTGTTAACCGTTACCCAACTGCATTCCGTTATCTCACAGTAGCGTAATAACAAACTAGATCGGGAGCCTTCCGGTTCGCCCCTTCCGAATGAGAAGGCTCCCACCCTAAAGGAGTAAAAATGGCATTTGTTACAGTAGCCGAACTGAGAACTACACTCGGAATCGGTGCGTTGTACACGGATGCCGTATTGCAACAAATTTGCGATAGTTCTAATTTGATTATTGATGAATACTTAGCAAAAAACAATGCTTATGTAGATGAACAACAATTATTAAGCAACACGGTAACCCTTTACACAGCCGACATCAATCCATTTGTCGTTGGTCAAGTCGTTACTATCAGCGGTTGCGGAGCCACATTTAATGGATCTAAAACAATTACTGCTGCTGATTCTTATTCAATTAGTTATGTTTTAACTGGCTCTCCTGCAGATCAAGCACTTCATCGCGTTTCACCTTATGGAACTATTACCGGCCCTGTACACATTGACTACGAAAACATTGCACCAATTTCGGAAGCCGCCATGAGCATTGCAGTAGATATTTTCCAAAGCCGTCAAGCCCCTAGCGGTGGCATGACTGGCATTGATTTTCAACCAGCCCCATATAAAATGGGCGTGTCGCTCCTAAGCCGTGTAAAAGGGCTCCTAAGTCCTTGGATGTCAACTTCCGGAATGATTGGCTGAAAATGTCTTGGGCAACCTTAAGAACATCCGTAGCCTCAGCCGTTGCCGATGTAACCTTATTTCAAACTTTTAGTTATCCACCTAACGCGCCTATTCCTAACTCGGTAATCGTGTCTTGGGATGATCCCATGATTGAACTTGTAAACAATCAGACATCCCTCAGTTGTTATGCCAATCTAAAACTTACTTTTACAGTTCCAGCCCTAGATAATCAGGGGAATCTTGCCGGAATTGAATCAATCATCCAGAGCGCAATTACTAAGTTAAAGACCAACTTGGTAGGCGTTACAATTAGAACTGTATCTGCTCCACAAATTTTCTCATTACCAAGTGGGGATTTAATGAGTGCAGATGTCAGTTTACAAGTCATTACTACATTTGGGAGTTAATATGGAATACAAGGCACTAGAGGATTTCGCCATTATTGGAAGCGGTTTCAGTAAAGGCGAAGTAATAAAAGCAGAAGCATTAGCAAATGCGGATATCGAAGCATTGATCGCCAATGGCTTCATTGAACTAACCACTAAAAAAGTAAAGGATAAAGAATAATGGCAACATTTTTAGGTAACGGAGTTCAGTTATCCGTAGCAACCGTAGATTTAAGTTCGTATGTTAAAAGCGTAACTCTTAATCAGACTTTTGACACCTTGGATGTAACGGCGATGGGGTCATCTGGACATTCTCAAATCGCTGGGCTTGAGAACTCAAGCGTAACTATTGAATTTATGGCAGATTTTGCTACATCAAAAGTAAACCAGACCATTAATGGATCAGGTGCAGGTAATGGTTCAGTCGGCGGTACAGTTGCACTTAAGGTTGTACCTGCTGCCGGATCAGTAAGCGCATCCAATCCACTTTACACTGCAACATGTTTAGTTATTGAATGGCCACAAGTTTACAATGTAACCGAACTTGCAACCATTTCTGTAACATGGCCTGTTAATGGTGGAATTACAAAAGCAATAACCGGAACATTCGCGTAATAAACTAACGAAGGGTTGACGATGAAACTCAAGGTAACACTAGAGGATGGTTCTACAGGTTCTTATCAAATCACACCTAAGATCGAGGTGGAATTTGAGAAGTATGTGCAAGGTGGTTTTGCTAAAACACTCAGAGATGAGGAAAAGCAAGAGCATGTGTACTATCTTGCTTACTTGTGTTTAAAGAACAATGGACAAACTGTTAAACCATTTATAGATGGTTTTCTAGATACCTTGAGTCTTGTCGAACTGGAGTTAGACGACCCAAATGGCTAACGCGGGAATCTCGAACCTATGAGGTCGCGGCTCTCGCAATAGCAACAAATTCATCGCCTAATGAGATTATGGCGTTGGATCATTGGATGTACAAGGCACTTAAAGCGGTACTAGAGGAAAGGCACAGGGCAAACACTAATGCAACCCGAAGTGCTAAAACTATACGGCGTTAAGACCATGGAACAAGGATTGAAAAAACTTCAACCCGAACTGTATAAAACAATGAAAGTAGCAATTACCCGTGCTGCTAATAATGTGTCAATTAATGCCAGACAGAATGTAACGGGAACTCCACCATGGGGATTGAGTAATTGGACTAGAATGAAAAATCCTAATGTTCAAACACAAGCCCAAGCCATTTCAGGTGCAAGAACTTTCCCCTTGTATGATCCTTCTGTAATGAAACGCAATATAAAAGTTCGGCAACGCCGAGGTAAAGTAAAAGCCAACGGTTTTGCTCAAGTAGTACAAATTGTAAATAACTCACCTGCCGGTAACATTTATGAAAAAGCCGGTGTTGTTGTATTTGCAGCCAGACCTAATAGAAGCCGTAACCCTATGGCACAATACGACTTTAAACAAAAAATGCAAAACTACCAATCGATAAGTAAAGGTAGAGGTCGAGCAGTTATTAAAGCCGGTCGCGATGATGCCGGCAAAACTAGAGTTATTATTGCTGGAGTCCAGCGTAAAGCCGAACTAGAATTACAAAGAATGTTTAATAAGTCAGACATGCAAAAAGCCTATGAAATGGGATTATAGTGGCCGCGTTTACAATATCCGGTATTTGGAACGGCACAAAAGCCGTCAACACAGCCCTTAAAGAGTTTAAGAAGTTAGACAAAGGTGCAAGTTTTTTTGCTAAGAACATTAAATATGCTTATGCTACTGCAACTGTTGCTGCATCTTATTATGCCAAGAAGTTAGCAGTTGACTCAGTACATGCAGCCCTAGCCGATGCCAAAAGCCAACGAGTATTGGCACAAACTCTCAGATCAACTACTCAAGCCAATCAAGCCGAATTAATTGCAACGGAAGCCTCGATTGAAAGTCTTAGCAAAAAGTTTGGCATTGTTGATGAGAAACTTAGACCGGCTTTAAGTTCTTTAGCGTTAGCATCTAAGAGTGCTGCACTAGCATCTCAAGACTTATCACTCGCGTTAAACATAAGTGCGGCAAGAGGCGTTGATTTAGAAACAGCAACTAGGGCAATTACAGCAGCCTACCGTGGCAATTTTGGAGCATTGAACAAACTTGGTGCAGGTATTACTAATGCTGATATCAAGGCACGGGATCTCAATAAGATATTCATAAAGGTTCGTTCTACATTTAAAGGCTTTGCTGAAAATGAAGCAAACTCATTAGAAGGACAATTTAAGAGATTAAATGTTGCAGCCGACAATGCTAAGAAAATCATTGGTGTAGGAATTCTTGATGCCATCAATGAAGTCATTGGCAAGCAGGGTGATATGAGTGGGCTTAGCAAACAGTTTGAAACCATTGCTTATACCATCGGCGACATTATTAGATCCATTGGAATTGCATTTACAAAGTTAAGACAAGATCCAGTGTTTAAAGTTATGCTAGCAATACAACAAAAGATTGCTGGAGTAAGTTTATGGGTTTACAGATATGCAGCGGCAGAAGGTAAAGCCCAACGCGAAAACATGGCAATACTCAAAGCCAAATCTGCTCAAGTTATCAGCGCTCGTAATGCTGAATATCTAGCGGAAAAGAAACTAAAAGACCTAAAAACACCTGCACTTGAGGATAATCGTACTGAGTTACAGCGCATAGCCGATGCGATGGCTGCTAAGGCTGGGTTCAAGGTTGCCGAGGATCTGGACTCATTAAATAAGATTGCGGCTGCTAATCGTCTTGAAGAAAATCGGAACTATATGTTTCAGTATATCGCTTCTAAGAAAACTGAAGTAAGCGAGTTTGCGGCAGCCGAAGCCGAAAAGATTGCAATTGCTAGAAAAAGCATTAAGGAAATGACAGACTTACTAGATGTCTTAGGCATGAAGGCTAATAAAGGATTTGATCTCAATTTTTACATGAAACTATTTGGAGCCGGTCAAACTGCAACCGGCGGTGGTGGTGGTTCACCTACAATTGGAACGGCAACTCCTTCTATCCAAGATGTTATTGATGCTGAAATGGTTATTGATCGCCCATTTATGCCAGGAGATGCAGGTTACACGGGAACTGCTGGACAAACTGTTAACAATTACAATGTAAGTGTTACACCCCAAGGTTCTGTATTAGCAGAACAAGATCTACAAAATGCAATCCTTGAGGGCATTCAACGCGTTCAGTATTACGGAGCAAACCCAATTCTGACTAATGGTGGCAGGTAATGGCATTAGCACCTACGCTAGTTGCCACCATTGTACTAAGTAACGGGGCATCCTTTGCGCCACCATTTCAAATAGGAAACCCTTTAACACCATTAGGTGTAGGCGTGTTGGCTGATTCAGCATCTTTCCAATCCATTGATGTTTCAACACAAGTATTAAGAGCATCTATTCGCAGGGCTTACAATCGTTTAAGTGATTCATTTCAAGGTGGTAGAGCAGCAATTGTTATAGCCGATCAAAACGGTGATTTTAACCCAAGCAATACATCTAGTCCTTACTATCCAAATGTTTTACCGATGCGTAAGATCCAACTGAGTGCAACTTACAATGGAATAAGTTATTACTTAGGAAGTTTTTACATCCAAGCATGGAAGTACACATCGCCTAAAGATGGAGAAATTGGCTATGTTTCACTAGATTGTGTTGATGGATTCCAGTTGCTTAATTTAACTTCAGTAGGAACAATTGCAGATAGTGGCGTTCAACTTAGTGGAACTAGAATTAATAAGATTCTTGACGCTGCAGCATTTCCTTCATCCATGCGTAATATCGATGCCGGTGATAGTTCAATGCAAGCCGATCCTGCTACAGCCAACCGATCAGCCCTAAGCGCTTGTCAATTAATAGAACAATCAGAATTAGGTGCATTTTATTTTGATCAATTTGGATTTGCTAGATTTATTTCCCGAAGCAACAGCGTTAAAGCACAAGCAGCCGTTGCCACTAAATTTGCAGATGATGGAAGTGGGATCACTTACGACCAAGTTACCTATGATTTTAGTGATACAGGTTTAATTAACTCAGCAGTAATTACACGCAATGGTGGAACGGCTCAGTCAGATTCCGATCCCACATCCATTGCTAACTACTTTCAACATAACCGAACCCGTACTGGCTTGATGATGACTACCGATAGCGAAGCACTATCCATGGCTTCATCGATCGTTGCAAGCCGAGCAGATACAGCAATCAGAGTTGAGTCAATTACTATCAATACGGGCGATCCAACCGATCCCACCCGTGTTGTTGCTGGACTAGAGTTAGATTATTTTGATCCTATAACGGTGCAACAGACTCAAGCCGGTGGATCATCTATTTCAAACACCTTGGTAATTCAAGGCGTAAGTTACGACATCTCACCAAACAAATGGACTACTACTTTTATAGTGGCAGATCCTTATGCCACAGGTTTTGTCATCGGATCGGCTACAATGGGTGTATTAGGTACATCCTACCTCGGATACTAGGAGAATAAATGGCAACAGGATTTCCAGCAGCAACAGGTGATGTACTTAGTGCTGCAATGTTTAACGGCCTAGTGGCCTTTACGTGCTCAGTTGAGTCCGGTTCCTCTTACACAGTAGACAATGACGATTTATATCAGGTACTAATTCAAACAAGTAACGCTGGTACTAAAACGGTAACTATCGCACCTGATAGCACTTTAACCAGCGCAGTTGTTGGTTCTGCTATCACTGTAATCAATACGGGCGCTGGGCTTCTAAGTTTCGCTGCCGGAAGCGGCGTTACCATTACCTCAGCCGGTGCAGTATCAGCCGCCCCTACTTTAGCCACGCATAAGGTGGCTCAATGCGTGCGGGTATCTGCTAACACTTGGCGTATTTTTGGCGGTATTGCTTAAATGATCGGTGCTATTGCTGCTGGTGCGCTATCAGACGTCAAAGCCCCAACGCCTTTAATTGTAAATTATTTAGTTTTGGCGGGCGGAGGTGCGGGCGGTGCAGACGATCGCGGCGCGGGTGGGGGCGCGGGTGGATTTCGGTCAACAGATAATGCGACAGGCGGCGGTGGCAGTTTAGAAACAGCATTAACGTTAAGCACTTCTACTAGTTACTCGGTAAAAGTAGGCGCGGGTGGCACTGGTGTTGCTGCAGCAAAAGGCACAAACGGCGCAACTTCAATTTTTAACACAATTACCAGCAGCGGTGGAGGCGCGGGAGGTTCACGTGCTTCTATAAATGGCGAAAATGGTGGAGCCGGTGGAGGCGCGGCGACAGGCGCGGGTGGGACTTCTGGAACTGCAGGAACTGGGACAGCAAATCAAGGCTATAGCGGCGGCGTGGGTTATTCGGTTGGCGAGTTTTATGGTGCTGGCGGCGGCGGCGGTGCTGGTGCTGTAGGTGTAACAGGCACAACAAACGGCGGCGGTAATGGTGGGGCAGGTGTATCAAGTTTTAGCACGACTCGCGGCGGTGGCGGCGGCGGTGCGTGCAATCCAGGCGGCACAGCAGGTGCGGGCGTTAATGGCGGTGGCTCTGCTAATTTGTCAGGGGACGGTAGTAGCGGGACGGCGAATTTTGGCGGCGGTGGCGGCGGCGCAATTCAAGGGTTTAACAATTACAAAGGCGGTAACGGTGGAAGCGGTATTGTTATTTTAAAATACGCAGATACCTTTACAGCGACTTTTAGCGGTGGAGTTACGCAGTCAACTGCAAGTGCTGGGGGCTTTAAAACTTCTACAATAACAGCCGCCGGCGTATCAGACACAGTGAGTTGGGCATAATGGCGCATTACGCATATTTAGATGATAATAACATTGTTGTTGATGTAATAGTTGGCAAAGATGAAAATGAAACAATAAATGGTTTAGATACTGAAACTTACTACGCTTTAGGTACTCCTTACACAGTAAAGCGAACGAGTTATAGCAGTTCAATTAGATATAATTTCGCTGGACTTGGGTTTACTTTTGATGCAGATGCTGACGCCTTTATTGCACCTGATCCAAAATGCCATCCTGAGAGAGTATTAAACACAGACTGTTATCAATGGACTTGTGAAAACATAGATCACAAAAAGGAACGATTAAATGACTAAGATAGTAACTAAACCTTGGTTATGTGAAGCCGGTAAAACTCTTATGTGGCAGATCAATCGCACTTACGCAACACGCGATAAAACTTCGGATGGATGGATTGGCGATATAGCCCATCAAGCCCGTAAATCTGACCACAATCCAGATGCAACATGCGACAATGTAGTTAGGGCAGTCGATATTGATGCCGACCTAGAGAAGGGCAACAAAAACAAATCTTGGGAAATGGCAGACGAATTACGCCTAGCAGCCAAAAAAGGTGAGAAGCGCATTGGCTACATCATTCACCAAGGCAAAATAGCAAGTCCTAGATTATTGTGGAAGTGGCGCAATTACTCAGGTGGCAACCCGCACCATCATCATATTCACATAAGTTTTACTAAAGCGGGCGACCATGATCCCATCGTTTTTAAGATTGCGAGTTTGTAATGAAAGTATCATCTAAACAAATCCTTATGGCTATTACTGGATTTCTAGTTACATGGCAAGCCACTAACTTCGATCTTGACTATCGCGCCATGCTTTCATCATTTATTGCATCCGGTTTAGCCGGAGCAGCACCTAAGCAACCTGTCGCATGAGTGCAATGGATTGGGCAGGATTAGCCGTAGCAATGGCAACCCTTATGGGCGTGTTTTTATCTGCTCTTAGGTTCTTAATCCTGCACTATCTTAGCGAACTGAAACCCAATTCAGGATCATCGGTCAAAGATCAGGTAACGCGACTTGAAACACGCGTGGATGAGATTTATCGCATCCTTCTCAATAAGTCGCTATCCTAATACCTGAGCGGGGGTTCAAATGTCAGATCAACCTAATGAACCAGACTACATTCTCCTATCTGAGCCCCTAACTCCAATGCTACAAATGGCTCTTGAAGCCGCTAGGTTATTAAAACATTATTGCCGTGCAGGATTTACCCGTAAAGAATCAATGGAATTAGTTTTAAGTCAATTACCAGAGTGGAACTTTCCAAATCCAGAATACATAGAAGATGATGATGAAGATGAATTGTGGGAAGAAGATCCACAAGAGTTAAGTCTAGAGGATGATGACTCAGACGACTAAGACGATAGTTGTCATTTCAGATTTACAAATCCCGTACCATCATAAGAAGGCAGTACAAGCCCTAATTGAGTTTGTTCGGCGCACTAAGCCCGATGCTCTTGCATGTGTTGGAGATGAAGCCGATCTACCAATGGTAAGCCGATGGGAAGATTCAAGCCGTGGCGAATACTCAACAGCATTGCAACGCCATTTAGATGAAACCCATGACATATTGGCTGAGTTTCGCAATGCTCTTGGTGCTAATAAACCATTTTGGTTAGCCCGATCAAATCACACAGATCGACTAGAGCGCTACATTGAACGAAAAGCCCCTGCCGTCAGCGGATTGAGGGGATTTACTTATCCAGACTTAATTGGTGTAGATGAACTAGACATAACATTTAACCAACACCTAACCGAGATTGCCCCCGATGTATTGCTAGGACATGGCGATGAAGGCAACATGAGCCAAGTGGCAGGAATGACGGCTGCAAAACTTATGGATGTAACGGGCAAGAGCATCGTGTGTGGACATTCACATAGACAAGGGCTTATATGGGCTTCTAAAGGCTACACAGGGCGCGTAGAGAGCCGTTTCGCCCTAGAGGTGGGTCATCTTATGGAGATGGGCAAAGCGCACTATCTAAAGCCTAGAGGGGCTGCTAACTGGCAAATGGGATTTGGCATCCTAGAAGTAACCGGCAAGACTGTAGTTCCCATTCTTGTACCTATGAAGGCCAATGGGTCGTTCTCATGGCACGGAAAACATTATGGTGGAAATGCTTGACATTGCTTGATGCCTGAGTAGATTGGTACTTACCAACTACTTGAAGGGGTAGAAAATGAAAGTACAAACCAGAGTAACAATTGAAATGAACGCTCAAGATTTTGACATGTTGTCAAATTGTTCCATGGAATTCGGCAGGACTTGGGAAGATCAAGTAAATGCAGGTCGGTTCCAAGATGGTGTAGTCAGTCATGATTACAAACATATTTATTGGTTTGATAATCGTTTGTCATTGATTATGGCTGAAGGTTATTTAAATTCTATTGGGATGGCGTTTGACAGAGCATTTGATACTTACACAGATCAAGATGTTTTAATGACTAATTATGTAAGTGCATGATGGATCAAGCCTTTTACACTGAGTTAACTATTGCAATCTTAGGCGTGTGTTTTGGTTGCGCTATGTGGTTACAAGGATTTAAACAAGGCAAAAACATTGGTTATCGGCGTGGTAGGGCTATCGGGTTTGAACGCGGTAAGGCTACACGCAATGATGTCTAAAGACCTTTACGATCAAGCGGCATGTGCGGGCATGGAAACTGACATGTTTTTTAAAACCGTCTACGAACTTGAAATTGAGGGAATACCAATTAAAACTGTTCGGCGTGTTTGTGCTTCATGTCCCATCAGAGTTCCATGCACTGAGTACGCTTTTCAGCATGAGCAATACGGTACTTGGGGAGCACTTACACAAGAGGAAAGAATTCTGATACGCGCTAACAATTGGGCTAATAAAAGTCTTACCCGATTGTCTAGGGAATTGTCAGAATTAGGCATTAACATCGCTGAGATAATCGCAATGAGCAGACTAAAACCACAGTTCTATTCATCTGGATTACATAGAGATAGGGGCAATAAAAATGTTTGATCTAAGTCAATATGAAGATGTGCAATCAAGGCTTGAGCGTTACTGGAAGGAATACGCAAATGGAAGAATTCAAACTGATCTCACGCATCATATACGACCAGATGGGCGTGTCGAATGGGTGTGTTTATCGGCTATCTATCGAGATCACAGCGACATTCATCCGTTCGCAACAGGATGGGCAACTGAAATTGAAGGCAGTAGTCCGGTCAATAAAACTAACGCAAGCGAGAATTGTGAAACAAGTGCGATCGGTCGCGCTATCGGAAACGGCATGGGAACACCTATTGGGAAACGACCATCCCGTGAAGAAATGGGAAAAGTTGAGCGTGTAAAAGCCGGTCATGAAGTTAAAGGCGATGTATGGGCTGATAAACCTGTAACTGAGGTTGCTGCACTTACTGCATTGTCAACTTTAAACCCTCAAGTGATAGTTGAGGAAGGCAAAGAAACATGCGACCATGGAGTTATGGTTTACAAAACAGGTACAGCCAAAACAACTGGCAAGCCATGGGCGCGTTGGGATTGCTCATGGGATAACAAAGATTGCTCTAAGTGGGTGAATCTAAAATAATGGGATGGGTAGAAGTATTAAAGGCGGATGGTACTAGCGTGGTACTAGGTGAATACACACATTCAGGGATGATCGACATTTGCGACATGTGTAATCGCCCGTATGATGCTCTTATGGCTAGACATGAACTAAAACATGTTGAATACTTACATGAAGATAGTTTACTAGCCGACATAACAATTAACAGTTATGAAGGTGGAACTGAACAGGCTTACATGTGGGTTTGCGATCAGTGCCACTCAAGGAATATACGATGAAAAGTAATAACAAATTTAAGTGCATGGGCTGCAAGACAGACACAGAACATGTACTGCAATCAACTTTAACGGATATGCCAGCAGGACTTAGTGAGGCTAGTTGCGAGGTATGTGGATCATGGCGAATAGTTATGACCGACAAAACTCTTGCACAAGCGTTCATGGATGCTAAGAAGTTCTAATGTACGATGAATCACTAATCCGATGGTTCGGTTATTGGTGTTCATATTGTCAAATCTATACTTGGATGGCGCAACTGCTTGATAGTGAAGCGGGGATGGTTAACTGTCGGCGTTGCGCCTATCCATCTGAAAGAAAAGGGGCGTGTTATGACCACGAACAATTCACATCAATTGTCCTCGATGCCATGGGGGATAGATCGGTGTAAAGGTTGCGGATCATGGATCTGGCAATCGGATGGCTGTGTTACCTGTTATGTCCTTGAGTTGCATGGGCGTGGCGGCGTACCACAATTTAAGTCAATCGCTTAACATTGACACTCGACCACTACAAGTCCTGAAACTGTAGGCGCGGATGACTAAACGCGTGTCGCCCGTTAGAGGGGCATTTCCCACCTACACCTAGAACAGTCCGAAAGTAGGGAGTTACTTACATGATGACTAACACGAATCGCCTAGCATCTTTTAAATTGTACTTAACACATGGCGCGATTTTCCGTGTAGCCGTGTTGTCTTTAATAGTAGTGATCTTATCTATTAGTACAGCAGGTCAGGCTCAGGCTCTGACAAACCTACAGGTGCGTATGAAGTACCATCTTATGCTTATCTCAAATGATTATCCTGAATATCAATGTTTAGATCAAATAATATATAAAGAATCAAGTTGGACATACCCAAGCAAATCGAATGGTTCCCACCATGGACTCGCACAAATGCGATCAGAGTGGTATCGATCGCTTAGTTGGCAACAACAACTTAACTACTTTAAGAAGTATG